GAGCTACGCCAAGGCGGAAGGCAGGATAGAGGCGATAGCTATGACATGGAAACGTGTATATACATACCAATAACGGAGTTCATACAGATATGAAGATAATAGATAACAAGGCATTGCTGCTGACATTACGTAACCCGGCAAGAGTTACAGCAGTGATACCCAAGAGTAAGGAGTTACCTAACAACCAAGTGTTAGTTAACTGGGGGATGGACGAGACACAAGTTCTAAGGAACATGAACATCAAGGTGCCTTCCCCCATAGAGTCTAGGTACGAGTGGACGGGTAGATACAAACCGTTCGACCACCAGAAAACCACCTCTGCTTTCCTAACCCTTAACCGTAAAGCCTTCTGCTTCAATGAGCAGGGTACAGGCAAGACTGCTAGTGCCATCTGGGCGTCTGATTACTTACTAACACAAGGTATTATAAGACGTGTTTTGGTTATCTGCCCCCTATCTATCATGGATTCCGCGTGGCGAGATGACCTATTTAACTTCGCTATGCACCGCAAGGTTGACGTGGCCTACGGCGCTGCTAAGAAACGGGTAGAGATTATTGAGGGTGACGCAGAGTACGTGATAATAAACTACGACGGGGTAGAGATTGTAGCCGACGCAGTAGCTAACGGTAGGTTCGACCTTATCATTGTAGACGAGGCTACTCACTACAAGAATCCCCAGACCAAACGATGGAAGACACTCAATAAGTTAGTTGGCCCTAGTACTTGGTTGTGGATGATGACGGGTACCCCCGCCGCACAGAGTCCTGTTGACGCGTTTGGAATAGCCCGATTAGTTAACCCTACGGCTGTACCTAGGTTTCTCGGTTCCTTTCGGGATCAGGTTATGCGCAAGGTGACTAACTTTAAGTGGGTGCCAAAAGAAGATGCTACCAACACAGTGCATAGGGTGTTGCAGCCAGCCATACGGTTCACCAAAGAAGAATGCTTAGACCTACCACCAATGGTATACGTGAAGCGCGAGGTTAGCCTAACACGTCAACAGTTGAAGTATTACAAAGAGTTAAAAGACAAGATGGTAATGCAAGCTGCGGGGGAACAAATTACCGCTGCCAATGCTGCTGTTAGCATGAACAAGTTACTACAGATATCTGCGGGGGCGGTCTATACCGATAAGGGAGACGCGGTAGAGTTTGATATCACACCTAGGTATAAAGTGTTGATGGAAGTCATAGAAGAGTCTAGTAAGAAAGTTCTGGTGTTCGTGCCGTTCAAGCACACCATTGACTTGCTAGTGGGTAAGCTGCGGGGGGATGGCATAAGCACAGAAGTAATACGGGGAGATGTACCTGCGGCCAAACGTACAGAAATCTTCAAGCGGTTCCAGAGTATGGATGATCCCAAGGTGCTAGTGATACAACCCCAGTCAGCAGCACACGGAGTTACCTTAACAGCGGCTAACACAGTGGTATGGTGGGCACCGACAAGCTCCCTTGAAACCTACGCCCAAGCTAACGCTCGGGTACACAGGTCAGGTCAAGACCACAAATGTACCGTAGTTCAGCTCCAAGGTTCCCACGCTGAGAAACGTGTTTACGCATTACTTGACAACAGAATAGACGTACACACAAAAATGATTGATCTATACAAAGAAATACTTGACTAGGGTACTTTAGGGTACTAAAGTGTACGTCCTGTCACTAATAGGATAGAGCGATGAGCAAAGAGAACGATGCTCCTGCTGAAAGACTCACCCGAGTTTTCCATAAGATCAAGGATAAACGGGCGGAACTAACAGCGGAGTTTAAAGAGAAAGATAAGAAGCTAGCTGACCAGCTAGACGAAGTGAAAAGAGCGTTGTTGGCTTTCTGCAAAGAGCAGGGGGTCGATAGTGTAAAAACTTCAGCAGGTATGTTTTACAGATCGGCAAAAGTTAGATATTGGACTAGCGACTGGGAATCTATGCACAGTTTTGTGTTAGAGCATAGGGCACCAGAGCTGTTTGATAAAAGATTGAACCAGTCGAATATGAAACAGTTCCTAGAAGAGAACCCAGAACTCGTACCAAAGGGTCTTAACGTGGACTCCGAGTACGTAATAACAGTAAGGAGGAAGTAATGTTTGTACCAATTGAAAAAGTAGCAAGGCATTTTACTGTGTCAGTGTCTACCATTAGGGCATGGGTACGGCAGGATAAAGTTCCATCTGACACCTATATCAAGGTCGGTAACACGTACAGGTTTAACCTAGACGCTGTTGAGGCCGCTCTTGTAAAAGCACGCTCTGATGAAGAGTTTGACGATAGGCAGTTAGAACTTGACTTCGATGCGGACGAAGATATCTGATGAGCAAGCTACGCCGAATCAGCCTACGTGATGGCAAGTTTAACGTAGAGGGTAGGGTGTTGGACGCGGAAGTTATGGACGTTATCGTGGTAAACGCGGCTGGTGTGTCTCGTGCTTATTACGGGGAAACGTACGACCCTAACAAGGTTGCGGTTCCTACATGTTGGTCATCTGACGTGCAGCGGCCTGATCAGAGCGTACCTCAAGACAAACGGCAATCAAACCGTTGTATGGACTGTACTCAGAACGTTAGGGGTTCAGGCCAGTTTGGAGGTAGGGCTTGTCGGTTTTCTCAACGACTTGCCATTGTATTCGGGGATAACCCGAAAGAGGTGTATCAGTTACAGGTACCTGCCACTTCTATATTTGGAAATAGCAGAGGGGGGAACAGTGGTCTGCAAGAGTACGCACGGCTACTGGCTAAACATGATACAGATATAGCCACTATCACTACTAGAATATATTTCGACAAGGATAGTGTCGTACCAAAACTTTACTTCAAACCTTTAGCTAGTTTAGATGAAGCCACACGTGCAGCGGTAAGCAGCATGGTAGACCACGAAGATACTATAGAGGCAATCACTTCGACTGTCTCAGTAACTAGTGAGCCTGTGTCTCCGTTTGCAGTAGTAGAAGGTTTTGAATTAAACGCAAACTAAAATAAACTTAGGAATTTTTAACATGGCTACAAATACACAGTATGTAATAAACGGCGTAGAAGCTCTATGGCCCCGAATTAACAAAACGTATAGGTTTGATGCCGGTGAGAACCGCTCTGTCCCATGCGACCCGCTGGATGATGGGGCCAAGTACGAGACTAAGTTCCGTATGGACAAGGATACGGCTAAGAATTTGTTCATTGCTATGACAGAGGCTTACCAATCTAGGAAAGAATCGTCTTGGCCTGAGAAGTTTGGCAATCCTTTTGACAAGGAAGAAGACGGTACGTATACCTTCAAAGCATCATTGAAGGGTGCCTATGGCAAAGATGTTACTTTAAAGCCTGTACAATACGACGCAAAATCTACTAAACTACCTGAAGACTTCATGCTTACCACGGGCAGTACTGTGAATGTGGCGGTTACGTTTACGCCGTACTTCATGCGAGAAGCAGGGGTCTCCCTTAGATTACGAGCAGTTCAGGTAATTAAATACGTGCCTATGGAATCTGCGTCTCCGTTCGGCAATGTAGAAGGGTACCAACACGACGAGGAAGAGAACCCTTTCGAGGTAGTTACTCCAGTTGTACAGGCAGCTAAAGAGGAAGTAGTGGCTAAAGATGAGGATTCGTTTGAGGACTTTGATGAACCTGCTGCACCGGAACCGAAGAAAGTAGTTAAGAAAACTACCCCTGCCCCCAAGGCCGACAATGATGCACTGTCTTCTATTGTTGCTGATTGGGACGACTAGCACTTCCCCGTAGTATACCACCCGTAGCTAGGATTATTTCCGAAAAGGGCGTTAACGCGCCCCTGCTATGGTACCTCTCGGAATTAGGTACATTATATGAAAACAGAAAATTTTTTAAGGAAGGTATTAGCGTCAGAGGGTAATTACTGTGTGTTTGCTTCTAACTTAAAACGGAAGAATGACATAGTACAGAATTTCTACACCTCTATAGGTGACATGGTAGATGGTGCTCGGGATTTAGATGCCAAGGGGTACGATGCCTACTTTGCATTGGCTACGTTCAAGACCCCAAACTCTCGTAAAGTTGATAACGTAAAGCAACTGAAGTCTTTCTTTTTAGACTTAGATTGTGGAGAAGGGAAAGAATACCCCAGTCAGGATGCGGCTATACTTGCACTACAGGGGTTCTGTAAGACCCTAGCGTTACCTGCACCCAAACTGATTAACTCCGGTAGGGGTGTACATGTTTACTGGGCTTTGTCAGAGGCTGTGCCGGTTGACGATTGGCTTCCCGTGGCGCAACGCCTAAAGAAGTTATGTGTTTCAAATGGGTTTCTTACTGACACGTCTGTCACTGCCGACGCTGCTAGGGTATTACGGCTACCAAGTACACATAACCACAAGACAACACCCCCGGCTAGTGTAGAGTTCTTCGGTATAGAGACCCCTGTCGATGTAGACTTCGATGCGTTTTCGGAGTTGTTAGGTGGGAACATGATACCAGTTCCTACGAAGGCGGTACCTGTGGGTGCGAACGCAGTAATGAGAGCGCTCATTGGCAACAACCAAACTAAGTTTAAAGACATCATAACAAAAACTGTACGAGGCACGGGCTGTGCCCAGCTAGGCGTGATAATAAGTGATCAAGCCAATTGTAGTGAGCCAATGTGGAGAGCAGGTCTGTCTATTGCCAAGTTCTGTACAGATGCAGAGGTAGCGGCCCGTAATATATCGAAAGGGCATATCGGGTATTCTGTGCAAGCTACGGCAGAGAAGATGGAGCTAATAAAAGGCCCGTACCTATGTACTTCTTTTGACGAGTTTAACGTGGGGGTATGTACTGAGTGTCCGCATTGGGGGAAGATCAAGTCTCCTATAACGTTGGGTAACAGTGTTATGGAGGCTACCGAAGAAGACAATACAATCGAGGTACCCCCCGCTGCCGACCCAGAGCCTGACGAAGAAGGAGATCAGTATTTACCGCTAAGTGTACGTAATGCTACCTATGTTATACCTCCGTACCCGAAGCCTTTCTTTCGGGGCGTCAATGGGGGTGTTTATATCCGCACGCGTAATGCAGAGGGCGATCCAGATGAGAAAGTTATATACCATAACGACCTATATGTAGTTAAACGTATATCGGATGCCGACGTAGGCGAGTCCATCGTTGT